TCGGTGGGCGACTTCGTGTGCATGTCGTCGGTGCGGCCGAGGATCTCGACGGCGTCGGCGATGAGTCCCATCCGCTTGGCGATCGCCGAGTCGAGGGACTTCTCTTCGTCCGGATCGGCCTCATCCTCCTCGGGCTTGGGCGGCGCGGCAGCGGGAGCAGGCCCGGGCTGCTGAACCGTCACCTCCGGCTCGGGCTGAGCGTCAGGAGCGACGACGGGCTTGGTCTCAGCCCCCGGAAGGGGAGCTCCTGGAGGCTCGACGAACGCCCCAGCTTCGATGCCCTTCAGCTTCTCCCACGCGGCGGCGAGCCACGTCGGCACGGTCACCGGCTCACCGAGCGGACCCATGATCTCAGTCTCTTCGACGGGCATACCGGTGTCGGTCTTCGCGGGCTTGCCCTGCGGTTTCTTGGTCTGCTGTCCCATGAGCACCTCCGTGGTGCACGCGGCACCGTCGAGTAGTACGCGGCACTCAGGCCCGGCTCGACCCTCGTCGACTGCGGACACGTGATTACCGTAGAGATCGGTCTGCACCTTGGTGTAGGGCGTCCCGTCGGGAGCCACGCCGACGCTGTCGATCACCGTCGCGGTGAACCCGATCGACAGCTCGACCTTGCCGCCTTCGATGGCCTCGATCAGATCGGCATCCTGCACGAGCAGGTTGGCCGCCATGTACTGGATCCCCGTCGGACCGGTGTGCATCGCGACAGAGTCTCCGATCGTCCCGCACGCGTGGTCGCGCCACGTGGACGCGTCGAGCATCACGGGCGGATGGTCATTCGTGACGGGCTTGCCGGCGAACGTAGGCGCACCACGCTTCAGCTCGGCGCTCGGTCGGTACTCGTTCCAGGCGGTCTTGCCGTCGGAGTATTCGAGGCAGCCGTCACGAGCGAGAAGCCCACGAACCTGAAGGTAGCCCTCTGGCGTACGCTTCGCGGTGGCAGGCTGCGCGGCGCTGGGAGGGGCGTCGGTGAGGACGATCCGGCCGATGCGGTCGCGTCGCTCGAGGCGCAGCATCAGCGCCCTGGCCTCCAGCGAAGGGATTCTTTGACGGACTCCGAAGCGTCCTGCTTGGCGAGCACCAGGCGGGCTCGGCGACCTGTGTCGCCATAGATCGTCTGGTACCACCACGAGCCGGTCTCCGCGCCGCGCTCGACGATCGCGAGGACTTCGCCATCCGAGGTCAGGTGGTACAGCCCGGGGCGGATCCGCTTCCACTTCGCGGTCATCCGAACCTCGCCTTCCGGCCCGGCTTGGCGTCCGTCAAGCGGTGCTTGGGCACAACGATCGGCTGAGTGTCGGCGTCAGGGTCGACGGCGTCGGGCGATGGCTCCGACGAGCACTCGAACTCGCCGGAGACGGCGTGGTGGTCCCGCGGCACGATGCGGCGGTCGGTCGGGGCCCGGCTCACTTCGAGTCCTCCGAGTCGCTGGGGCGCTTGACGGGCACGCCAACGGTGAGACCGAGGAGCGCCAGGACTTCGCCCGGTAGGTTCCAGACGAGCGCGAAGTTCGCCACGATGGCTGCCAGAGCCAGGGCTCCGATGACCCGCTCGACGATGCGAACGGCGAGGTGGGTCGATGCACTCATCGGACGCCTTTCGGTCGGCGCATTGCCGCGAACGCTTTGCTGTTCGAATACGCCATCAAGTCGGCGACTCGGTAGATCCTGGCGACCGAGTCGCGAAAACCCATCGTCTCCCACGCCAACTCGGCGTCAGGGACGTGCAGAAGCGTGTAGCTCGTCATGCCGAGGTACTCGGCAGCGGTCGAGAGCCTCACGAAGCACTGCACACCGAAGGCATCCAGAGCGTTCCTGTTGCGCTTCACGACCTTGCGCTGGCCTCGTCGGCGCTTCGGCTTCGGTCGAACCCCGACGATGTCGGAGACGTCGATGATGCCGGTGGCTCGGTACTGGTCGATGAGGCGAGTTGCCATGCGCAACTAGCTGTACTCGCCGATTCGACTGGCAACAAGGCGAGGCCGTTACTCGATTCCGGGTCCTGTGTAACAGGTTTTTGAAACACCGGACCGGCAGCTAGACCCCTCTAGCTAGCTCTATACTCAATATTGTTACAAAGTTACAGTGTTACAGGTTATATGAACACCCCCTATGGGAGATGGAGTATTTGCGAGGTGAAGGTGTGCACTCCCCGCGTTCCATTTTTTATCCCCTTTTTCCTATAGTGCTTGGTTAGGTGGTGTAACAGCGAAACATGTAACACGCATTTAGCGCCGGACGATTTTCCAATTGATATCAACAGGTTTACATATACCCACAAAAACCGACACTGTAACCGCGTTACGCGCTTTTTCGCTACTTGCGGTAGGAATGTGCGGTAAATAGCAGGAATGTGCGAAGGGTTACCCACCTCCGAATAACTCCACCGAAGCTGTCAAACGGAGAACCTACACGTGTCCAGCTTACGCGACGGGCTGCAAAACTAACGATATGCGCATGGTGCAAAGTGGTGCGAATAGCTGCCTAACCTACCGCGTTTTCGTGAGCTGGCGTGGAAGCTTCCAACTCGGAATGCCTACCAATCCTACCATCGCGATGGTCACGCACCGTCAAGCCGGTGTGTCGATTTTGCAAAAAACAGGGATGCCACACTGTGCGCTCATGTCACACCTATGTAAGGAAGGCTACATTAGGGCCGAAATCTTCGCTTGCCGTTGGGGTTGCATCGGTGACACATACAAGATGTGGGGTGTGACGACGCGACACAGGGGAAGTCCCGGCGGGGTAGGCCTGACGTTTGGGAGGCAACGCTGCCGCCGCTCGACAGCTTTGCGCCCGACGAAGCGCTCAGTATCGAGCGTGTGGCGCGGTACCTGGGCGTCAGCGCGTATCTCGTGGGCCGGATTCCGGTCGCCGAGCTTCCCCGTCTTCGAGTAGGTAAGCGGTTCACCTACACCGCGCATGACCTGCGTACATACGTTGCGCGAAGTCGAGAGTGCGGGACGAACGGGGCAATCGAATCGGCATGACCGACTCCGAGAAGATCGACCCGGCCAATGCGCTGGGCTTCGATTCGTCGTTCGCGCCGACGCTTTCGAAGGAGCTCGGCCGACATGGTCCACAGCATGCGATGAGCCGTTCCATGCTCAGTGTGCTGGTCAATCTATACAGCAACGACAAGGAAGACTGGCTTCGATGCGCCGAGGTCTTGCGGCCATTGAAGGTGTTGCAGGAGGTCAAGAAGGAGGTTCGGAAGCTCGCAAAGCAAAGCGAGATGGACAGTGGAATCGTGCCCGCGTCGGAGGACTGCGTCGAGCTGGGACGCGTCGACCCGTCGTGCCCTGCTCCAGAGCTCGAGTTGCCCGCCGGCTACCGTGTGGACGACAGGGGCCGCCTCATGGCGTCGAAGACGAAGATGGTCGAAGGCATGCCCGTCGTCACCGAAGACGTGATCGCACCTTGTCTGCTCGTCATCGCCCGACGCCTGTTCGACCTCGGCTCCGACGACATCAGCCTGGACATCGCATGGCCCGAGCTCGGCACCTGGCACACCCGCACGGTCTCCCGCGGCTCGGCCCTGGTAGCTCGGAAGCTCGGCGAGCTCGCAGCCGTTGGGGTACCCGTCACGAGCTCCACGGCGTCGAAGATCGTCGACTATCTGGCGCAGTTCGAGAGCCACAACCGCGGCAAGATCCCGACCGCCACAATGTCCCGCCGGCTCGGGTGGCACAGCCGAACGCCCGACCCAAGTGATGGCGCGTTCGTGCTCGGCTCGACCGCCCTGGGTGGCGGATCGGTCGCCGGTGACATCGTCCCGACTGGCCCGGCCGAGGAAGCCGCAGGGACGATCACGCACTGCGGGACGCTCGAGAAGTGGCAGGCGGCTGTCGCTCCGATGGCCTCGATTCCGAACGTACAGATCGCCCTATGCGCTGCGCTTGCTGCCCCTCTCGTCGCGGTCGTACAGCGAGGCTCGGCGATCATCGAGTGGGCGGCGTCAACATCCCGCGGCAAGACGACGCTTCTCAAGCTGGCCGAGTCCTGCTGGGGCGACCCGGACCAAGCTCTCCGCACATGGGACACCACCCAGGTGGCACTCGAGCGCGTCGTGGCTTCGCGTTGCGACCTCCCGCTGGTGCTCGACGACACCGCCACAGCCCCGCGCTACGGCGGCACCAGCATCGTCCAGCCGATGGCCTACCACTTGATCTCGGGCCGCTCGAAGTCCCGCGGCAAGCTCGACGGCGGCGTTGAGAAGGGCGTCACCTGGCGCACCGTCGTACTCACCACCGGCGAGAAGCCGATCGCGCATCACGGCAAGGCCGAAGGTGCGAGCGCCCGAGTTCTGAGCATCACCGCCGAACCCTTGGGCCAAGTCTCGAAGTCCATGGGCGAGAAGATCGAGCAGACCTCCAAAGCCTTGCGCGACCAGTACGGCACGGCCGGCCCCGCGTTCCTCGCCTGGCTCACCGACAACCGTGACCAATGGACGAAGGTCCGGCAGGTCTACGACACGAACCGGGAGATGATCTCGAAGGTCGCCCCGTCGGGCGTCGGTGCTCGAGCTGGCCACGCCGTTGGACTGCTCGCCGCTGCCGCTTGGGTGGGCCGTCAATCGGGCGTGCTCCCGTGGGTGCCAGAGCATCTCTTGGGTGACGTCGAAATGATCAAGGTCTTCGGCCAGTCGCTCGAGGCCGCGCTGGAAGACTCCGACCGCACGCACGAGCTGGACGAAGTGCTGCACTCGACATGGCAGCAAAACCGGATCCGGTTCCACGGTCCGACGTCGACGATCAATCCACCGCAAGCGGGATGGATGGGGCAGTACGACGAGCGAAAAGGTTTGCTCAACTGGTATCCGGAGCCCTTCAAGCGACTCTGCAAGGAGTGCGGGTTGTCGCCAAAACAGGCGTGCACGATGCTGGCTGAGCGGGGTGTGTTGGTGTTTCAGAGCAAGCCAGGGTCGAGAGTCGTGCGGGTCGATGGTGGCACCGCACGGGTCTACTCGACTCGGATCAAGGTCGAGATCGACATGGTCGATGACGAGGAAGAGAGGGAGTGATGGGGGATCGAGTTGTGGACGTGGAAAACGGAACGAAGGCGCACAGGTTCGAGGACGACTCGGACTGCAAAACGTGCGGCGCGTACGGCCCGAACACCGAGCCGGGGGAAGCATGTCGAGAGCCCGAGCCCGGGGCACCCACCGAGGTCGTGGACGACGACGACACGACGTTGCCGATCATCGAGCACGGGAGGCTCCGGCGATGACTCTCGACGAACTCGAAGAGGCGTGTGCGGAGGCCGAGGCCGACGGTTTCACCGATGTGCAACTGCACGTCCCCTGGATCGCAACCGGCCGAAACGTCCGACTCGCCGGGCGATGCGGTCCGATGTCGAACGAGTGCCACTACACCGGCCACGGCACCATGGGATTGTGGGATATCGGCAAGGTCCGCCGGTTCATCAAACGAGCCCGAAAGGCCACGTCATGAACCGCTCCAAGAAATGCAGCCGATGCGAGCGCGTCAAGTGGATCGGCAGCTTCTATCGGCGAGGCACCCGTCACACCACGATGTGCAAGCCCTGCCACGACGCGAGCCACTCTGATAAGCCCGGGTACAAAGCACCGCCGCCGCCCGACGAAACGGCCAACAAAGCCGCGGAGGCTCGCATGGACGCATCGATCAAGGTCGCCGGTGCAACGAAGCAGGTGCGGATCTTGTTGGCGATCCACGAAGGTGCCCGCACGCCGTCGAAGCTGTGCTCGGTCATGCGCGACACGTCGAGAAGCATCAGCGCAAACCTTCAACACCTACGGACGAAGGGCTTTGCCGAGGTGGTCGACACCATCGGAGCACGTGCGACCAGTCTGTTTGCGCCAAGGCGGCAGCAGAGGACGAACGTGTGGGGGCTGACCAGATCGGGCCGGGAGGAGTTGGCACGATGGATCGGAGAGTAAGCCATGCTCAAGCGGATCAGACTGGTCGTTCTGCACTACGACCAGATGCGCCCACGGACTCGGGAGGATTGCGCCGGAGTACTGCGGCCGTGTCCCTACGTGACGTGCAGACACAACCTGTTCGTCGACGGCACGGAGGGCAAAGACGGCAGGTCATACCTGAAGAAAAGCTGCGCCGAGCCCGACCAGATGGACCCGAAGAGTTCGTGTGTGCTGGACGTCGTGGAGGACAACCCGGACGGGATGAGCCAAGGCGATGTTGCGCGAGCGATGGGGCTCACGCAGCAACGCGTGGATCAGCTCGAACGATCGGCAAGCGAGAAGTTGAAGGGGTGGAGCGATCATGAGTGATGCAGAACGACAAGCGGCCAGGGCATTGAAGCACGCGGCGTGGGACTTCATCGACAGCAATGGGTCTCGACCATGGCTCGTCCAGTGCATGGCCAACATGCTCGAAGCGATGGGGATGCAGCACGCGGCGTTCTACGTGCGCGATGGGCTGCCGGTAAAGCCTAGGAGACCGGTCGAGGGTTGGTATCGGGTGCTGGTCAATGGATGCCGAAAGTTCCGCTATGTGTCCGCGAACGGGTTCGTATCCGTCGACAGCGATGTGATGTCCGGGATGTTGTGGACCGATGATGCATACGACTGGTCGACCGCCGAGCGGATGGTGTCGGCGGCATCAAGCGTCGAGCTCGTCGGATGGGACGAGTGGGTAGACGAAGACCCCGAAGCCCGTCTCGCCGCCGAGGAAGCCGACGGTGCGCCACCGATGATGGGCGAGTTCGAGGACAGGAACATCCAAACGCGAGGTTGGGAATCCCACGAAGCCGGATGGCTGCATGTCAACTGGCTGAACATCACCACCGACCCCGCAGACGCGCCGCTGGATTGTCGTGGCGATGACGAGGGGCCGGAGATGATGTCGGACCACGGGGACGCGAACATCAAAAGCTATGGGTGGGAGGACTGCACAGCCGCGGGCATACACGCCAACTGGCTCAACATCACCACCGACCCGAGCGAAGCCCCGGACGACTGCGACCCGTGGGCGCTCCCGGACGGGTGGGACTGGGACTGGGACCGCTGTGGGTGGCACGCCATTGGCCCCGGCAACTGGTGCATCGTAGGGAACACGTTCCGGCTTGACGACCCCGTCGCCGAGTCCGTCCGCCAGCTCGTGATCGAGAGGAACCGATGATCGTCGAGAAGGGCGAAGGTTGGCAACTGATCTGCGCCGACTGGCGTGATGCGGGCGATCTACCCGAGGTCGACGCAGTGATCGAAGACCCGCCCTATGGAGCCCGCACGCACTCGGGCCAAGGACACAAGCGCACAGCCAACGCGGCCGGCATGCTCAGCGACAGCGGCGATCTCGGCTACGCACACTGGATGCCCGAAGATGTCGACCGCGCATGCTCTGATGCCGACGCAGCATGCTGCGGATGGATCGTCGCAATGACATCGCACGACCTGATCCACGCGTACGAGCAATCGCTTGGCGCCGTCAATCGCTACGTCTTCGCGCCTCTGGCTATCGTCATCCCGGGCATGAATGTTCGACTGCAAGGCGACGGCCCGAGCAACTGGACGATCCACATGATGGTGGCCCGACGTCGCGGCCAGAAGCACGCGATGGGCACGAAGCCGGGTGCGTACACCGGCCACACGTCGGATCCTTCGCTCGGCGTCTCGGGCTCCAAGCCTCTCTCGCTGATGGAAGCGATCATTCGCGACTACTCCGAACCCGGCGATCTGGTGCTCGACAGGTTCGCGGGAAGCGGCACCACCGGCGTCGCAGCGCTTCGGATGGGCCGGAGGTTCGTCGGATACGAGCGCAAGCCCGAGCACTTCGACATCGCCGTGCGTCGGCTCCAGGGTCGAGCGGCTCACGTTATGGGCCAGGAGGACTTGTTCGCGTGAACTGGCCAGCCGTATCCCGACCCGGCTTCACGGTCGACTGCTGTTCGCGCCAGCCGAAGAGCGTCTACCGCTGTCAGACTTGCGACGCCTGGCTGTGCTGCATACATCCGGGTCGGTGCCCAGTCTGCAAACGGGACGGCATCACGGAGCCCACCGCGGACACGAGGCGGGCGCTCGAGCGGGAGGGCTTGTGACTTCCGCTGGACACCAGTCCCGCGCGGTCGTATCCCAGTGGCATGCGACACCTGCTCCTGTGCTCGATTCTGACCGCCTGCGCACCAGCCCAGCCGGACACCGTCACGCCCGAACAAGCTCGACAGGAGAAGATCGACGCGCTCCAGGCGAGAGCATCGGAGTGCCCAGAGGGGAACGTGGAGGTGTGCCTTGGGTTGGCAGAGCTCGTGCGCGGGTCCGCAGAGTTCGCACGCGGAGATGCTCGGTACTGGGAGATCTACGATGGTTTGGTCGCGAACGCTTGCCGCGCTGGCGATCAGTCGTCTTGCCGGGAGGTCGAAGCCAGGGCCCGGGAGGTCGAAGCTGCGGCAAAGCACGCGGAGTACGAGGCTCGCATGTCGGATGTCACGCAGTCCGAGGTGGAGCAGGTCAAGCCGGGGATGACGCGCGAGGAAGTGGACGCGATCATCGGCCTCCCTGGGAAGCTCGAGACGCGCACGGTGACCTCCGACGGCGAGCGCAGTGCATACACCTGGTCGAACTCGACGGGGTCGGCGCTACGGGTGGTGTTCAAGGATGGCGTCGCATCGGAGATTGCTGTGCTGTCAGCGCTGGCCGAGTAGCGCCCGGAGCCAAACCGGTATACGCTGGACGTAGTGACACCCACACGCACAGTCGGCGCGAACATCCGCGCGCGCCGCGAGAAGCTCGGCCTCACACGTCGAGCGCTGGCCGCGGAGCTTGGGACCACGGAGACGACGCTGTACCGCTGGGAGACTGGCCGGCACACGCCAGGGGTGCCCGAGCTGCACGCGCTCGCCGAAGCGCTTGGGTGCCAGGCAGGAACGCTTCTACGGGGCACGTAGATTCTTGGTCGATTTTTGTTGCTGCGTATATACGGGCCGCGTATAGTTTGGGTGTGAACAGGTCAAACAGTATCCAAAATCTCGCCGCGCAGACCCGCGCGAATCCTCCGACCATCCGGCAGTTCGTGACCTGGATCCATATGGACGAAGGCGACGCGCGGGAGGATGGCCGCGCATCCATGACGGCGCTGCTGAGGGACATCTACGGCCCGTTCGACCTGGCGACCGCCAACACGCTGCACGCCGAGGAGATGCTGGTCGCGTCCGGGTTGCTGGCATCTCAGGTGGACCGGACGACCGATCGCCACAGCTGGCAGACCGAGCTCGGGCGACGCGTCGCCGCTGCCCTGTTCGGGCCCGATGACCCCTACGCGATCGGCCAGTTCGGGGAAGCCGTCGCGAAAGGCGAGGTGTAGCCAATGCTCCCCCAAGACTTGGCGGACTGTTCATTTTGTAGTGGCGCCCGCCAGGAAATCCCCGCATCGTGGAGCGTGATGGGTGGATTTGAGGTGGCGACCACAGCAGACTGTTTCGGCGAAACGGTTGGCAGGTTCGAATCCTGCTGTGGGCACCAGGTCAAAAAAGGGCCGACAGGTCTACCGCCCGGACATCCCGGCGTCGGTCAATCGGTCCGCGAACTCGAGGGCCTCACGACTCGCAAGGTGCGAGTACCGTTCGAGCATCTCGATCGACTGCCATCCACCCCAGCGCTGAACGACGGCAATCGGGACGCCGCGTCGCAGGCACCAGCTCGCCCACGTGTGGCGCAGCATGTGGGGGCTAACTCGCTTGGGAGTCCCGTCGGCCTTGACGAGATCCGCCCGATGCCCAGCCCGCATCACGGCCTCCGTGATCGGCGACCGAGCGACGGGTCTCCCCGGGATCGATCCGGGAAACACGAGATGGCTACGCCGCGGCTGCTTCCGCAGCGCACTGCACACTACTTCGGTCAATGGGACCTCCCGGGCGCGGTTGCCCTTCGTGGTCGTCATGCGGTCGCGGTACCAGGATCGTCGCACGATCACGACACCGCGGAACAAGTCGAGGTCCTCCCAGTGCAGCGCGAGGAGCTCGCCGAAGCGAAGCCCAGCACGTGCCGCGAGCAACAGCAGCGGGTAGTGCTTCGTCGTCTCGGAGACTCCGAGCAGACGCGTCGTCTCCCGCTCCGACAGGTAGGCGTCAGCTTCGATCATATCGCGCCGGGCCTTGCGCGCAGCATCGATCACGAGCGGCGCATCTCGCAGGCCCCATCGGTGCGCGACGGCGACCATCCGCTGGAGGGTAATCAGCACGTTGCCGATTGTGTTGGGGGACAGGCCTTTGGCGCTCAGCTTCATGATGAAGCGGTCGACCGTTCGGTTGTCGATCTCGGCGATCTCCCGATCACCAAGCACCGGAACGATGTACCGGCGCAGGTCGTTGGACTTGTTTTCGATCGACGACTCCTTGTTGGCACCGCGCCGACTGGCGGCGGGCGACTTGCAAAACTCGATGAACTCGGATTCAAACTCGGACACAAGCATTCTGAGACCTTCGGGTTGGGTCTCGCCGAAACGTGGCGAGAGGTAGCACGGAACCGGCGGCGTGTGCACCGGGATTCACCGGGCAAGACAGTCGTAACGCAGCTTTCCACGGAATCGATCTGCGTTAGTTCCAGGCCTGTTCTCCTCGCCTTGCTCCTATCGGGTTGCTCCGGCGCGCTGCCCGTGTACTCGCAGACGCCTCCGACCGAGCAGCAGCAGACCGCGCTTGACGAGGCGTCGGACCTGCTGGGCCACGAGTTCGTGCTTGCCGATCGGCCCTACGGAGCTGTCGAGATCAAGTGGCGCGACAAGCCTTGGGTGCACTCGAAGCTCGGCCGGATCTCCGGCATGGCGAGCGAGCATCAGATCGGCTGCGAGCGTCACCTGCACAGCATCGCAGACGGACACGTGATCGCCCACGAGATGGGCCACACGTTCGGGTTGCCGCACACCGATGACTCCGAGGACATCATGCACGAGTCCACGCTGGGCGAGCGCATCGGCGAGTTCGAGTTGCTCGATCGTCGGGTTGAAAGATTCGTGGGGTGGTGCTCATGAACGCTCTCGACGCGCTCGACGACACGCAGTGCCCGGACTGCGGCTCGGACTGCGAGCTCTGCGAGCACTGTGCCGCGCCCATCTACTGTTGCACGCCGGCGCTCCAGTACCAGCTCGAGACCGGCACGAGTCGCTTCGCACCGAAGGTCGTGATCGATCTGCTGTGCGGGTGCGCTGAGGAGATCGCGTTCCACCAGGACGCTACCTCAGATTGGATGTCGCCATGAATGGAGTCGGATGGATCGAGGAAATCGATCTCTCATATTCTGAGCTGCGGAAGGTCAAGCAAGAGAACTACGACATGCGCCAGGTGATGCAAGTCGCGCTGCTACGCCTCTATGAATACGCTGACCTCCTGGATCTCACCGGAGGAGACGCGGCGGATATCCGACGGATCATAGACAGCATCGAAAAGTTCGGAGGAAACAATGGATAGCACCGAGATGATCGTAGCACGTTCGCGTTGCCTCATGAATCACGGGATCGCCGTGGAGCATGCGTTCTCCGAAGCTTGCGAATACCACCGCCGCGCCACGCCAGACGAGCGCAAGGCTGCGTCAGAGGTGCTCGGGTTGGCCACCAATCCGTGCCGCGAATGTCTCGACACGATGGACAACAAGTGCAAGTCGTGCGGCCGAGCGGTTGGGGCGATCGATGACGCTGGCGACGTGCCGAGCTTGCCGCCTGCGCCGGTGCTGTCGTCGGTGGCTGATGCTGACGAGGGCGACACATGGATTGAGTTGATGTGCATCCTGACGCACGAGTCCACGCGCTACGGGTTGTTCGTCCGGATTGACTGGGGTTGGGGATGCCAGCAAGTCGAGAGCAACTTGCGGTGGATCCAGACGCTCGACGAGACGGTGGATGTTGAAGTGGTCGCGTGGTGGGAGCCGGACTGCATCGACGCGCTGGCTCAAGAGTTGGAAGGCCGCCGGATTGGTGGGGAGGCGTTGGCATGCTGAGCATCGCCAAGATCGAAGCGCTCTCGCACCCGGAGCCAACAACCGGATGTTGGCTTTGGGTCGGCCAAGTGCACGCGAGTCGAACCTTCGAGTACGGGCGGATCCAGGTCGCCGGCAAGAGATGGCGAGCACATCGATATTCGCTCTCCTGTCGGATCGGCCGACGCGTGCGATGCGATCGCGTCGTGCGGCACCTGTGCGACACGCCGCTGTGTGTGAACCCCCATCACTTGGCCGAGGGCACGCAGCGGCAAAACTGTCTCGATCAAAAGCGCAACCGGAAGGCGGCCTGGCCATGCTGACCCGCCCCCGTCTCGATCACTCCCTCCGCCGCAACCGGATCACATCGTCCGTCGCTGCCGGATGCCTCGGCCTCAGTCCCTATATGAGCCCAGCCGACGCATGGGCCCGCATCCTCGAGCCCGAAGCGTACGAAGACGACGGCAACCCCGACAACTTCGAACGCGGCCACGTGCTCGAGCCTGCACTCCTCGAGTGGGCAAGCAACAAGCTCGATCAGCCGTACACGAAGCCGGGAACGATCGTCGTTGCGGACTGGGCCGCCTGCTCCGTCGACGGTGTACTGGCCGACGGCAACTTGCTCGAAGCCAAGACCGTGTCGGCCCGAGCTTCCGACGGTTGGGGGAACGACGGAACCGAGGACATCCCGGACTTCGTGAAGATCCAGGCGTACTGGCATCTCTACGCCTATCCGAAGGCCCGCACGTGCTGGGTTCCTTTCGTCGGCGATTACGGCTTGGAGCTCAGGCTCTACCAAGTCGCCCGGCACCAGCCGACGATCGGCACGCTGGTCTCCGCGCTTCGTAAGTGGCATGCGGCCTACGTCGTCACGAAGACCCGCCCGCCCGGAGCGATGGACTCCAAAGTCCGCGACCGCATGGCCGCACGCAGCGACACGCTGAAGGTCATGGACGAAGTGCCCGACGAACTCGCCGGACTGGTCGCCGACTACCTCGCCGCGAAGGAAGCCGAGGAAGCTGCGCACGCGCTGAAGTCCGAAGCCCGCGAAGCGATCAAGGACGCGATGGGCAAGTACAAATCCGCGAAGACCGACGCGTGGGGGATCACGTATGGCACCCGCAAGGGCTCCGCTCGCACCGATTGGAAGGCCGCAGCCCTCGAGCTCGGCATCACCGAAGAGATGAAGAAGCAACACACGTCCCATGGACACGAATCGCGAGTGCTGGTCATTCGCGCAAAAGGGGGTTGAGATGGAAAAGCTCGAAGCAATCAAAGAACAAGATCGATTCGTCAAGGCGATCCGCCGAATGTTGGATTCCACCCAGCAGACGAGCAAGGTTCGGCCGCACCTGGCCGAAGCGTACGCCGCAGCCGTCGCAGAACTCGCCGACCTTCTCGGAGGAAAGGACACCTCGTCATGCTAAGGCCCGGCGATATCGCAGCCCTTCGTCGCTGCCAAGGCGCACCGGTCGACCCGCTATGCCAGTCGATGCGTAGGCTCGAAGACGCGGGAGCCGTCCGCATCATCGCAAGCTACAACCCAGAGCACTACGGCGCGCGCCTGGATCTCGTGGGGCACCGCATGGAATGGGTGGGCGGCGACTTCTCGGCACCGGTGCTGACCTACTCGATCACCAGCTACGGCGGCGGGCTGCTGAATGGTGAGATCCGGAGGGCGGGATGAGCCGATCAGGATACAGCGACGACGTATGGGGGCCGGAGTACAACCTGTACCGCGGGGCTGTGGATGCCGCCATCTACGGCAAGCGTGGTCAGCAGATGCTCCGGGAGCTCCGCGATGCTCTCGACGCGATGCCAGTGAAGCGGCTGGTCAGAGGTGAGCTGGAGACCACGGACGGTGAAGTGTGCGCCCTTGGATGCCTAGGAAGAACCCGCGGCGTCGACATGGGTGACCTGGATCCAGATGACGCAAAGTCGGTTGCCAAGGCGTTCAATATTGCAGAGTCGCTCGCGCGCGAGGTCGTGTTCCTCAACGACGAGGACTATTGGTCTGAGACGCCCGAGCAGCGATGGCAGCAGATGCGCAGCTGGTGCGACAAGCACATTAGGAGCGCGTCATGATCCACGGCCTCGTAAAACCGAGTTTAGCCCAAGCCGGCAAGATCAAGATCGGCGGCCTCGGTCGGGAGATGACCAGCAGGAAGGGCAACAAGTTCCGCCCGCCCGAGAAGTTCGATCACTTCGTGATCACGACGCAGTTGCGGCAGAACCCGCGCGACCAGAAGTCGGACCTCATCATCGATGAAGCGATGATGGCCGCGCTGCAAAAGGACCAAGACGGCAAGTGCCGAGTGATCCCGATCATCCTGCACAGCGACGAGATCGAAGAGGTGTTCCCGACCGACCTCGCCGCCTACGCAGGCAAGTCGCTGGCGTGCAAGGGCGACGGCAAGAAGGCCACCCGCTGGACGTTCAGCAACGGCACGCGCACCGACCAGACCAAAGAGTGCGTGTGCCCCTGCCCCTACCTGGAGCAGAAGAAGTGCAAGCCACACGGGCGGCTGTACTGCTCGATCAACCTGCCGGGCCAAGCGATCGCCGGAGCCGTCCATGTGTGGCGCACAACGTCGATCATTTCGATCCAGCAGATGACCGCGTCGCTGGAGCAGATCAAGTCGATGGTGGGCAGCCTTCGCGGCGTCCCTCTCGTGCTCCGAGTGCTGCCGGTACAGGTCTCACCGGAAGGTAAGTCGACCACGGTCTACGTGTGTCACGTCGAGCTGCGTGCATCCGACCTCCTGGAGGTGCAGCAACGGGTGTTGCAGCGGCGCGAGATGGAACGGCAGCTGAACGGCTCCGCGCCACGACTACATCTGCCAAGCCTTGCCGATGAGTCGCCCGAAGAGATGGCCGACACAGCGGATGAGTTCTACCCGCCCGAGTACGAGCAAGACGAGGTGCAGGATGCGGAGTACGCCGAGCGCGAGCCGGGCGATGACGATCCCGATTTCGTGCCGGCGCATGCCTTGCTCGGAAAACTGAAAAACGTGGAAGAGAAACTTGCAGCAACGTTCAACGGGTCTGTCAAAGAGGAAGGAGTGCCGGGATGAAATGCGAAGAGTGCAAGGGGTCGGGTAAGTACGTTGGGTTGTATGAGGTTGGGGAGTGTCGGACTTGCGGTGGTGGCACGAAGCAGCAGCCGACAAGCGAGGCACCGGACCACCTTCGCGACGGACCGGAGGCGGGCGCGTACAGAGTGAAGATCAAAGGCATCTACACAGAGGTTCGGCACGTGAGCATGGGCGGCATGGTCTGGCATCCAATGGCTCCGGCTATCCAGTTCCGCTGGGATGCGAACGCGGTCGATGGCCAGCCCCTCTACGACTGGGCCACCGCCGTCAAGATCGCGGAGCCATCATGAGACCGATCGGATTCGCAGTCGTCGGCGCCCGCAATCACGCCGACTACCACTGGATCATCGCAAAGGCGGCGATCCGAAACGGCTGGAAAGGCATCGCGGTGAAGCGCCTCCATCTGGCCCTGGAAGCACGGAGACTCGGACTATGATCACAGCGATCTTGTGGGCATGCACCATCGTGGTGATCCTGACCATCGCATCAATCGGCGGCACGATCGCGCTACGTATCGTCGCCGGCGTAATGCGTCAGCAGGACATCCTGGAGGCTGCCGCAAAGTCGCGAGTGCTAGAACTTCAAGCAATGTCGGAGGCACGTGGTGCGGAGATCCGCGCCGGTGCACAGGTAACCGTAAGAGCGATCGCAGAACAATCGGAGATGTAGAGATGAGCGACTTGAATAGACACACCATCATCGGACGACTCGGTAAAGACCCCGAACTCGTGCAGACCACCAGCGGTAAATCGGTTTGCAAGTTCTCGGTTGCGACCGGGTCATCCTACAAGGACCGCGACGGCAACAAGGTCGAGACCACCCATTGGCACAACGTCGTCACGTGGGAGAAACTCGCCGATCTCTGCGGACAGTATCTTGCAAAGGGCAGACAGGTGTACGTGGAGGGCCGATCGGAAACTCGGTCGTACGAGAAGGACGGCGTCACGAAGTACATGACGGAGCTCGTGGCGAACAACGTCATCTTCCTCGGGTCGAAGGATGGCGGCAGCGGGCAGCAGCAGGAACAGGGCAGCGGCCAGCCGAAACCGAGTGGCAGTGGCGATCCAGGCGGCCAATACGACTCCGAGATTCCCTTCTAGGACATCATGCAAAAAGCATCTCTAAGCTGGCTGGACAGAAAACGCGTCGTCGGAGGCAAGCGCCCAGCACTGTCACTGTTGCAAGCGCTGCTCGGTGGCGTTGCTCCAGAGTCTGTGACTCGCTGCGAGACTGACATCTGCGACGCCGCGGCGCGCGAGGTGAACGACTGGCCGCAGTGGAAAAAAGACGCCTCCGGCACGCTGCCCGTGACCCGCAAGTAAGACCCATGGACCTCTACCCCTACCAGTCCGCCGCAATCTCCCGCGCACGCGACGCGATCCGAGCAGGCCAACGGCGTGTCCTGCTCGTCGCCCCGACAGGTTCGGGGAAGACAGTCCTCGCCGGTTTCATGATCCAGCAGGTCGCAGCACGTGGCGGGCGTGCTGTGTTCCTGGCCCATAGAAAAGAGTTGATCGACCAGCCATCCCGCCTGCTCGAGTCGATGGCGATCCGTCACGGCGTAGTGAAGGCGGGACATTGGCGGGTTGATCCCGCAGCACCCGTGCAAGTCGCGTCGATCCAGACGCTCGAAGCCCGCAAGCAGACGATCGAAGGCGTGACGCTGCTGATCGTCGACGAAGCTCACCGCTGCCGCTCGGCATCGTACGAACGCGTCATCGCCCGCCACTCGGGCGCCGTACTCGTCGGACTCACCGCCACCCCCTGGCGCCTGGACAAGAAAGGCCTGGGCTCGATCTACCACGAGGTCATCGTAGTCGCGACGCCTGGCGAGCTGATCTCTGACGGCCACCTCGTGGAGCCGCGAGTCTTCGCCCCGAGCGCGCCGAACATGGCCAGCGTCGGCAAAACCGGCGGCGACTGGAAGCCGGCCGAAGCTGCCGAAGAGATGCAACGCTCCGTCCTTGTCGGCGACATGGTGGGCCACTGGCGCAAGTACGCCGAGGGGCGCCGCACCGTTTGCTTCGCGTCGACGTGCGAGCACAGCCGCAAGATCGTCGAAGCGTTCACCGACGCGGGGATCCGGGCCGAGCATGTCGACGGCCACACTGCGGACGGCGAACGCACCGCAATCCTCGAGCGCCTGCGCACCGGCGACACCACCGTGGTGTGCAACGTCGACTTGGTGACCGAGGGGTACGACCTGCCGGAGCTGTCGTGCGCGATCCTGGCGAGGCCCACCGAGTCGATCACGAAATATATCCAAATGATTGGCCGGATCATGCGCACCCACGAGAGCAAGACTGACGCGATCGTGCTCGACCATGCCGGCTGCACCGTGCGCCACGGCTTCGTGTCCGACGAGCGGGACTATTCGATCGACTCGGCCACACCGAAGGCCAAGCCGATCTCCGACTGCAAAGTGTGCGGCTCGTGCATGGCCGTCGTGCCGAGTGCCGCGCGTACCTGCCCGAGCTGCAACGAGAGCATGGCTGCGGAGTCGGTGCCGCGTGAAGGCCCGCAAGAAGTCGGCGGCGACCTGGCCGAGTATTCGAAGACTGCGACAGAGTGCGGTTCATGCGGTGACACGAACACACTGATCGAACGGATCTCCGAGTTCCGCGTGGCCATCGTGTGTCGAAGGTGTGGGAATCGTCAGGGCGAAACGGACGAACAGAAAGCGGCATCAGCAGACATGGCCGCAAAGCGTAGGGAGTGGAAGAGACTTGATGCAATCCGTGCGGCGAAGGGGTACAATCCAGGATGGACGGCGCACCAATATCGCGCAGTGTTTCAATGTTGGCCACGCGGGGTGAAAGATGGATGATGCTGTAGAGATCGTAACGTCCACTGGGCATGTCGCGCTTGTGGACAGGGCTGATTTAGGGATTCAGGTTGGAGGTCGAACGGTTGGCACATTGTGCTGGAACACAAAGCAAGAGCGCGGAGGATGCGTCTACGTGCAATCAAAAGCATATTTCGAAGGTGTTCAAAAATCCGTGTACTTACATCGCGTCATCATGGGCGTTACCGACCCAAAGATCGATGTTGACCACATAGACGGCGATGGGCTGAATAACCGGCGCTCGAACCTGCGCGCGGTCACGCGACAGAAGAATCTCAGGAACAAGCATCGCACTTACGGAACGTCGAAGTTCATCGGGGTTTGCTGGTTCAAGCAGACGAGCAAGTGGCACGCACAGATCAAAGTCGACGGCAAGCGCAAGCATCTGGGCTACCACTCGGACGAGGAATCCGCTGCTCGGGCCTACGACGCCGCTGCTCTCGCCATTGACCCTGACTGGCTCACCAACGAGAAGGCTGGGAGGTTCGCGAATGATCGATGAAGTTCAATACGATCTGGTCGTTGAGTTGCTCGGGCGAGACGCGTTCGTCGAAGCGTCTATCATTCAAACGCGAAACGGAAGGAGTGCCCTGTGGGAGATCGGAGTCGAAGGTTCGGACAGCTATGCAGTGCGGCGGCTAGGCCACGGTGCAACCTTCACACAAGCACTCGAGATGGTGCAGGCAGGGCAGAGATTCAGGTGAGCAATATTCCCTCCGAGTATCAAGAATCGGTCGCACTAGCGAAGTGGATGGACGCGCGGGACATCGTCTACACCCATGTGGCAAATGAAGATGTCGGACCGCTGAAGCGAGGCGCACAGACCAAGTCGATGGGCCGCAAGCCGGGCGTTCCCGACTACCTCATCTTCACGCCTCCGCCGAAGTACCCACACGTGCGAGGCGTGGCGATCGAACTCAAGCGACGAGAAGGTGGTCGCACATCAGCGGCGCAATCGAGCTTCCTCGAAAAACTGAACACGGCCGGGTGGCGTGCAGCAGTGTGTCCCGGCGCTGCGAATGCGGTGGATTTTCTCCGACGACTGGGATGGGAGTAGAACGATGACGCGCGAAATAGCAGTCAAGATGATCGAACAATACTGTAAGGTGTTCGTGGAAGAAGGCGGGAAAACCCCCTTCAGCACGACCTTGACCGAGGCTTACCTTCGCTTTCCCGCCGAAGGCAGCACATCGAAGGCGATGCGGTGGCTTGGCTTCATGCAGGGTGCAGCCTTCGCATTCAACGTCTTTTCGCTCAAGGAGATCAAGGAGCACAGCAGACTAGGCGAGGTGACACGATGAGCGACGAAGACATGATGAAGGCACACGACGCAGCCTTGACTGCGCAGTCGCCCACGATCGCCAACCTGCAACGTCAGGCGCACGCGATGTCCGTCGAGAAGGGCTGGTGGGACGAGATCCCTTGCGTGCTCGGCATGCGGATCATGACGCCCGATCAGATGCTCGCAAAGTTCGCGCTCGTCCATTCCGAGATCAGCGAGGCCACCGAAGAGGCACGGCGCGGCCGGACCAAGGAGTACGAGATCGACGGCAAACCCGAGGGGGTCCCGGTCGAGCTGGCCGACGCGGTGATCCGAATCATGGACTACGCCGAAGCGCAGGGCTACGACCTCGAAGGCGCGATCATTCGGAAGATGGCGTACAATGCCGGCCGGAGTCATCGTCATGGGGGGAAGCTGGCATGAGCGAGCGAACGATCATCGAAGCGCTTTGCGCCCAAGTCGAAGAGCTAAAGCGCGGCCTCGACCACTGGCACCAGATGGCAAAACGTTCGGGAGCTCGAAGAGGTGAGGAACGGGCGAAGCGTCTCGAAATGGAGGCCGATGCGATCGATAACCTGTCAGCGGCATCCGGCGCTCTATGGCAGTGGCGCGAGTGGGCATCGACCATCACCAACGTCGCATGGGACACCGATGTCGGAATGCGCAAGCGAGTAGAAACCGTCATCCGGAAGGCGTGTGCAGACTAATGAACCGCAACGACGAGCGTGTAATGATCGTGTGCGGCGGACGATACCTGTCGGACACGAGCGCGAGGCGAGATGCACTCAAGAAAGAGATCCTCGCATTCCAACCGACCGTCATCTTCCACGGCGGATGCAGAGGCGCCGATGCGCTCGCCGGGTCCGTGGCGCGGGAGATGGGGATCCCGGTGCGAGTGTTCGAGCCGGACTGGCGTGGACTGGGCAGACGCGCTGGCCCGGTGCGCAACATGACCATGGCCGTCACAGCCCGAGACATTGCAGCCGCCGCAGCGGTGCGGCTGTGCGCATTCCCTGGCGGACCCGGCACCCTCAGCATGACCCGCATATGCGAAGACCTGCACATCCCGGTTGCGGAGCTGGCATGATCACGATCGCCCAACTCAACCTCCGCGGCTCCGGTCGCTGGCGTCGAGCCCGATGCCCGCTGCCCCAGTGCGACGGCAAGCGCCAGCCCAGCCTGGTCGTCAACGTGGACGACGGCACGTGGCGATGCTGGCGGTGCGACGCGTTCGGCACCGACGGTCAGCACACCAGCAGCCCGCACAGACCGCCCACCCCACAGCGCGACCCAACGGCGCTGATCCAGCACATCCTGGACGACTGCCGCCCGCTCCACGCGGGAGACCCGGGCCACCGGTACCTGACCAGCCGAGGAGCTCGAGAGCCCTTCGGCTCGGACCTTCGGCACCACGCGGGCCTGTGGCACACGCCAAGCCGCCGGAAGTGGCCGGCCATGGTGGCAGTCGTGCGAGGTGGTGACGGGGACGTCAGGGCCCTGCACCGGACCTATCTGACGCCCGAGGGCGGGAAGGCTCCCGTCGAGCCGGTGCGCATGATGCTCGGCCCGACGGGCGGCGGAGCTGTGCGGCTGCCCGGAGGCCACAGAGACGGCGCGATAGCCATCACCGAAGGCATCGAAGACGGCCTGCGGATCCGAGCGCATCTCGGCTGCGAGACTTGGGCCGGACTATCGGCGAGCGGCATCACGAACATGGAGGTTCCGCGCAGAGTGCGGAGGGCTATCCTGGTACCGGACCGCGACGGGGTCGGCTGGGCTGCGACTGGCGCACTGGAGCGGAGATTGCGAGCGAACGGCGTTCAGGTGCAGCGGAGATGGGCGCGGTGATTTTGGGTTGCGAAAGTAGCAACGCAGCCAGCCCCAGTTGAGTTGGAGCACACTCCGGAGCTGGCTCGCGCGCTGGAGATGTTGAGCGATGCCAGGCATGGCGACTCGTACGGCGGCGAGCACGACGGCAAGCGCTGGTGGATCGAACTCACAATGCCCACCGGCTGTCCATGCGGTCACCCCGTAATCTCTGCCGACACCGAAGACCTGCCCGTCCCGCTGTGTGATGAGTGCTGGGCCGAGACGCAGGCGGAGGTCCGGCGTCACGATGAGTATGCGGCTTGGGGGATAGCAGAAAGAGAGTCGAAGCTCCAAGAGCACACCGCGGGTGTCATTCAGAGGATTCGAGATGCGGCTGCGGAGACGTTCAAAGACGACCCTGACCCGCGGATCAAATACACCGAAGAGAATGTCGAGCGGGTGCGCGATGCGGTCGTGGATGCCATCAGTGGTTTCACGGTGCACGAGTACATGCCGCCGGAGAATCGGAAGGTCGAACGCCGGTGGACTGCTGCCGACTACACGCTGCCGGAGGGTTGCAAACAGAAGCCGCTGCCGCCCATCGTCATCCACCAGCGCCCCCTGCCGCCCATGCAGCCCCGTCACTACGTCGACGAGAGCACCGAGCTTCCAGTGATGCGAGACCCTCGCCCACGTGGCGGATGGCCGACTCGTTGCCGAAACTGCGGCAGCGATGGTGGCGGCTGCGCTCTTTGCTAAACCTCGAAGTCCGCCGCCCCCACATCCCCGTCCAGCCCAAGCGCCGACAACACGTCATCGTCGATGACCGCCTGAGCGAAGCAGCGGCACCCAGGATCCTGGCCCGGCCGCCTCCCGCCAGGAGGGTCGTCGATGTCGTAGACCTTGCCTTCAAGTGCGCGATGCTCTGGTCGCACCTTGCTGTCGCCCTGCGTTCCCCATTGTTCTTTCTTGACGCCCACCGCCTTTGCCCGCGCGGCCGACACCTCGGCTTGCAGGTTGTGAAGCTGGTGATTCGCGATCGTCTTGAGCCGCCCTTCGACGGTCCCGAACTCCACCGGGATCCCCTCTCGGCGCCACATCTTCACGAGGTCATCGGCGCTCTGGCCATTCTCCAGCGCCTTGATCACGTCGCGTCGCATGGCTTCGGCGATCTCCGAGCGCACCGACGTGATGTCTTTCGCAGCCGCCTTGGTCCACTTGTCGATCAACTTCTCCCCCTCGTACTTGGGCGTCGGCCTGCTCTTCCGTTTCTTGCGGTCGAACCCAGCGCGCCGCATCAGCGGTGCCCATGCTCGCGACGTCTCGGCTTCGATGGCCTTACCCTTCGCCCCGACCAGTTTGGCGATCTTGTCGTCGCTGAACTCCCGGGCTAGCGATGCCTTCAACGCAGCCGCCACAGACCGAGGGTTGCCGGCCATGGCTTGAGTCGCGAACGCCTTTGCAGTGGCCTGGACACGCTTCGCCATGCGCATCAAATCACGCGTCAGCACGATCTCGTGAGACTTCGACAGCGGCTTGCCGATGACCTTCACGCGGCCTCTTCCTCGGGCTCCGGTTCCGGTTCATCACCCGGCTTCGGCTGGTGTGCGACTCCCAAGACTTCGGAGATCGCGTAACGCCAGCGTCCACCGATCCTCCAGCCGCCGATCTCTCCGCGCTTGTGCATCGACCGGACCGACCCGGCGCTGATACCAAGCTGTGCGCCGATGTCCTTGCCGCTCATCAACGTCTCACCAGCTGGTGGTGCGTGTGGCGACTCGACCAAGGGCTCCTCCCCTTCGACTTCCAGGCCAGTGGTCGGGACGCCTGGGGCACCAGGAGGTGGAGTCGCGGGCGGTGGTCCCAAGACGTTGGTCTCCCGGCCTCGCATCGACGGGAACGCGGTGCCAATGGTGCCGATCGCCTGTTGGTAGGTGATCTCGCCGGCGTTCATCATCCTCATGATCTCCAACATGCCGGTGATCTGCGCACCGTTCAACGCCAGGTCTTCGGGTGACGCGACCTCTGCAGCCGGTGCAGCCTCCGGTGCCACCTCACCCGGCGCAGGCGTCAACGAAAGCGGCTCCTCGGGCTCGTCGCGGAACCCAAGTTCCCCACGGATCTCCACTTCGGACTTCACGCCCATCTGCCACTGAATGTGGTGCGTCTCGGCTTGCATCTTCTCCCGTGCCGCCTTTTCGTCGTCGCTCTCCTGCCACAGCGGCTCGTGGTCGACGGTCCACGTGGCTCCCTTGTAGCCCCACGCATGGAACGCCACTTCCAAGATCCGATCGATGGCCGGCGTGATCTTGTCCTCTTGGTACGCCGCGACCATGTCGTAATACATCCGCAGTGGCCCGGCGCTCTCTCCCGTGTTCAGACCGCCCGGCGTCTGCCCGATCAGGATCTCCCGAGGGTAGTCCGTCGCGGCGACTAGCGCAGATTCGAACTTCTCCATCGTCTCGTGCACTCCAGTCATCGTCAGGGTGGTCGCGCCGATCTCATCTTCGGAGTCCATTCCGAACAGGCCGAGCGAGTCCATTGCCTGCCGTGCATCTCGCAGCGCTTCGCGGAGTTTGGTACGGCCATCGTCAGTGGCTGCCATGCCGCGCCAACCCTGCAGCTTCACGTACATGATCGACGCGATGAACATCATCGACAGCGCCAACTGTCGTGACTGCCCGTAGCCAGAGAGCTCAGCGAACACGCGGTCAAGCGCAGACGGTCCCCAGCCGTCGCCCTGCTCGAGCACGGTTTGCGGAAGCTCAACATGGTCGAACCGGATCACCCGGCTGTGATGCACGATGATCGAGCCGCGCCGCGTCAGGCCACGAACGTCGTAGCGCAGAACCTTCTGCGATGTCGGCGAGCCAAACGCTGCATCCCACTCACGGGGGATCGCATCACGCGAAGGCACTACGAACAGGGGCCACATGTCCTTGACGCGATCCATGCGCATCGGCATACGGGAGGGTTGGCCATCGTCGACGCCCATCACGATCAGCGCCCCGCCGTACTTCCGCTCCCACTTGATCGCCGTGTTGATCGCCTTGCGGAGGCCGATGTCATCGCACTTCGATTGCAGCACGGCCGGGTCGATCGGCACGTCGCTCGCCTTCAGACACCAGCCTTCACGCGTGGCGTCATGTGCCATACGATCGACGATGCGAGCGGCCAATGCGTTCTCCTCATACAGCGCTTCGGCCTGCTCTGGCGACAACTTCCCGCGGCGCTTGAACCTGGCACCGAGCGCACGATCCTTGTTGCTGCCCAGCGATGAGAGCGTGCCGGCCCAACTGTCGATCCGCGTGATGCCTTCTCGTTTCTTCATGGTGTGTCCTTCCGTCAGGCTGCCCAGTAGGCGGAGATCGGCCCGACCAGATCGTCATCAGAGAGCAAAAGGTGTGCGATCGCGTGGACGAGTGCGTCCATTCTGTCTGGCGATTGAGCGCCGGGAACCCAAGATGTCAGTTGCTTTTCAAGCTGAGCGAACACACCGACGTGATGCACTCTACCACGTTCGTACAATGCACCGACCGGTTCGGCCCTTGCTCGCTTGGACTTCGTGGCCCAAACACCGATCACTCGAATACGATGATCGATGGCGCGGATCGCATCGGTCACGAGATCGCCGCCTTGATTCGTCTCGACCACAATCGCGTCGCAGTCCCATCGGCGGTACGCCATCACGGCAGCGGTCGCCCACTCCTGCGCGCTTGCGGTGCACGGTTGGGTGCAGTCGTCGAGCACGTACGCATCGTCACCGTCGGTGCCAGCGACTACGATCCCGTTTTCGTCGGTGTCTTCGCCTGACTTGGCGGACGGGTCGACGGACACGATCTTGCGGCGCAGCTCCGGCGGCCGCTTCACTCGATTCCGGTGGATGTCGTCTTGCTTCAAGATCGAGCCGGCCAGCTCGAGCAACTCGCCTTCCATCTCCTGCCGTCCCACCGTGGTGCCCTCGTACCGCTCGACGAACTCACGATACGCGTCGGGGTTCAGGTTCCGCTGATTGTCCGCTGTCGAGCCGCGGGTGATGACGACGCCGCGGTTCCCGGCCTTTGCATCTCGCGATAGCTTGATCATCTCCGCGGTTGGCTTCGGCGTCGTCGTGATGATCATCCGTGGCCACGGACCGATCCGTAGTCCGAAGTTCAGATTGTTGAATGCCTCTTTGGCTTTGGGCCAAGCTGCGAACTCGTCGAGCCACGCGGCGCCGTGCTGCGGTCCGCGTGCCTGGCTGGGCTCGTCTGCGCTGTACGTCTTGGCGACGGTGCCGTGCGGCCAGATGACCGAGCGCAGGCTTGGCTTGTAGACGAGGTCATAGCCGCGACGCTGGGCGCACGCGATGAGACCGGAGTCTCCCTCGATCATGACGTCCCGGACATCGGCAACCGACCGGCCCATCAGGGCGATCCGTCCGGCGCACGTCTCCGGTTGCTCTCCGATCTCGCAGGTTTCTTCAGCGGCGCCACGGGTCTTGCCGAACCCGCGGCCGGCCATGATCATCCACTTCAGCCAGGAACCGGCGGGGGCTAGCTGGCCATCGTGGGCGCAGAACTCCCAGGACTGGAGAATGCGACGGGCTTTTTCCGGGCCGATAGAGCGCATGAGCCGAAGGAACTCATCTTCATCTTCCCACCGGAGACGCTTCGCAAGCTGCACGGACTTCATCATTTCTTCACCGTGCCAGCCGCCCGGAGCATCTCTTGGTAAAGCTCCTCGTCGTCGACGTCATCGGGAACAGGCTCGCTCATCACATCGACGATCGGCTTGTTGTTTTTCTCCGAGTAGTCCGACCACGACTTGTAGTCAGCTTTCGCAAGTTCCTTGAGAATGGGAAGCGTCGACTCGTTGAAGCGGAACTGCGCGGCGCTAACATCGTTCACCAGCTTCGCGTATTCAGTCTCGCGCCCCGCCTTCTTGTCTCGACGGCCTCTCGCTATCCAGTCCCGAAACGACCCGACGTTTTCCCCGTACTTCAACAGGGACAGATCGAGTCTCAATCCCTCTTGAATGTTGAAGCAAAGTTCGGTGATCTGTTCTGGCGAGAGCATCTCTCCTCGGGCTTGCTATGCGGTGAGCTCTATGATCTCTCCCGCGGTTCCGGGGGTTGTTGAAGCGGTACCGACAGCACCATCATCACCAAGTGCAGCCTCGATCGTTCCGGCCCCGGACTTGAGGCGGTACACCACGAAGACGACTCCACCGCCACCGCCACCTCCCGCACCAGCCGAACCGCCAGATGCCGATCCTCCAGCACCACCGTTCGCCTGGATCGTTCCTGCGTTCTGCAGGTCGAACGCGTAGAGCGAGAGCACGCCGCCGCCAGACCCACCACCACCGCCGGCCGCACCAACACCCTCGCTGCCGCCTCCGCCTCCGCCACCGCCCAGGATCCTCGTGAACCCGCTGGGCCCGACGATGTACCCTGGGTGCGAGCTGACGTGATTCCAGCCGCCGTCGGTTGCGGCAGGGTCGGTAGCTGTGCCTCCGGTGCCCCCGCTCGCCTCGTTCCCCTCGCCGCCCTCCGAGCCGCGCCCTCCGAGCGCGTCGGTGACAGCGGAGCCATTGAGTCCGGTGCCAGAGTCGACCCCCGCACCACCACCACCAGAGGTCCCCAGGATCCCGCCACTCAGCGCAGCCGCAGCGTCGCCCCCGGTGCCGGACCCTGGCGAGTCCCCGCCGTCGATCCCGTTGCGGTGCATGACTCCGCCCGCGTCGATCTGACAAATGCCTTTGACGTAGACGGGAAACCCTGCCGTTGCGAGTACGCCATCGCTCTCGATCGTCAGGTTGTCGTAATACATCGTACGCGTGAGCGTCGTGGTGCCGCCGCTGATCACCACGTCGCCGTCACTGCCGTCACCGAAGATGCCGGCATTCGCGAAGCTGAGTTGATTCAACATCCAGTTCAGATGCTGGACGAGCACCGGTTCTCCAGGAACGTGCCCGTTGGCGAGCTCGGCAGCAAGCGGCTCGACTTTGGTATCCTGTGCGGTGTAGTCACCGGTTGAAGGATTCGTGTTTGATGCCCATTCGTACATGCTACACCTCGATTATCGCGGCGGCTGGATAGGCCGCGGCACCTTCGTCGCCAAGAGTTGTTTCGCCGGTCCCGGGGTCTTCGACATCGCCGTCTGTAGTGTCGCCAAGCAGCACGGCCCCAGCAGTCTGGTGCGCATGCAGATGCAAGCTCACCCCGCCTACCTTCGCTTCTTCCAGCAGTCGCGTCAGAAGGTTCGTGTCGGCGATGGGGACCGCGGCTCCGATGCTCGCGTGCGCCGGATAGACCTCGTAATACTCTGTGGCCGGGAGCCCGGTTAGCAGCCCGACGATCGTCATCAGCGCATCGGGCCCACCCTGGCTCGACAGGATCAGTTGCACCTGAATCTGCAACAGAAGCTCGTACCGTGCATCCGAGCTGCCCAAGCGCCTGCGGCCCAGCCGTGCACCGATGATGTCCTGCTGAGCACCCACAGCTTGCGTCGGGTCGAAGGCTTCGGGCATCGACTGAAGCACGGCCTCGTTCGCCAGGTGGCGTGCTTCGAGTCCGTCAAGGATCGCGCGGAAGTTTGGTCCGAGGCGCGTTTGGTATAGGAGGAGATCGGATGCGCTGGTCGGCTCGGCCTCCGCAGCAGCAGCGACCGCAGCCGCTTCCCATTCGAGTTCGACCGTCATAGCTCCACCGCATTTCCGCCGCTGTCGAACGCGATCACTCTCAAGCGCATGCCTTCAGATGGCCAGATGGCACGACGCGTGAACGCCAGTCGCAAGCCGCCTTCGATGGCGGTTCGGGTACCGCTGTACAGGTGGCCGAACCTGTCTCCGTTGTAGGCGACTTCCTCGCGTACCGTCGTAAGAAACTCAACGAGAAGCACGACCGATGCGATCGTTCCGTTGTCGAGAATGTCGATCGATACGGTGTCACCGGGCGCGAGCGTTCCATCAGGAAGGACGTTCTCGACGGTGGGTGGCTCGCTGTCTACGGCTGCCGTATCAGGCCCGCTCTCGAAGCTGGCCACGATCTCCTCGGACGTGCGAGCAACGCTTGATACTCGGATCTCTCTGATCTCTCCGTCCCACCGGTTGGCGTTTGCCGCGTTCTCCCCGATGATCCACGTCGCCGATGTGCCGCCGCTGGCATTCGTGCCGGACCCGTCGCCCGCATCCTCACCGTCGATGTAGAACTGTACGCTTCTGATGCCATCCGCAACCGAGCACACGACAGCCAGGTGAGTCATTGCTCCGACAGGGAAGGCGTCATCACTTGGCAGATCGACATTCGTAGCGCTGGAGCCGTGCTCCCAGAAGAAGCGAACAAGCCCTGTATTCGCTTCCACGTAGATCCATGCTAGATAGTTCGTCGCCTCGCTCTCTGCTCCGCCAACGCCGTACAGCACAATCGAATGATCGGCCGTGGCGTGCAGAGCATCCAGCTGCGCCCACACCTCGATCGTAAAGTCCCCCACGAGCGCGGAGTTGACTTCAGTATCGTTGCCGTCGATGTGCAGAGCGCCTTGCCCAGTGGCGCGATCGATGTCACCCATGCCGGCATCTAGCCGGATGAGGCGAAGCGTATCCTCGTCTACGGGGAGACTCACGGTCTAGTCCTCCACCACCGCGACGCGAGCCGCTGTGAACACCGCACGTTCGCGGATTGAGATCGATCGCTTCGCCGTGCTGTACGCGTCAAGGACACCATCGTCGATCGACAGCGTGATCGCCACCGCGTCGATGCCTGGGATCTCGGCAGCCACCACGGCACCGATCAGTTTGTAGACGAGCACGTCGGTACCGATGCCGAACGCATCGGCGGCGTATTCTAGGATCGCAGTCTCCACCGCGTCGGTCACATCGTCGGGCGCATCCTCTTCGCTCGTCGAAGTCGTGATCGTGCACTCGACCCACATGGTGATCTCAGCCACGCGATCGAACGCGATCGGTTGCTCGACCCCTCGGACGTCAGGCGTCGTGGTGACCACGTCGGTGCCCCACATCTCGATACCGCCAGGCTTGCCAGTCCAGATGGCCGCGGCCACATCGGCATCCGCTCCACCTTCAACGATGATATTCATCGCCTTGCCGGGGATCCCGTTGGCGTCGGTGACGAGCGTGACGTTTTCCCAAGCCCGCACGTACGTGACGCCGGTGACACCCGACACCGCAGCTTCGACGGCGTTTAGCGGGCCCTGCCCTCGCCTGTATCGCTCGATCTCCTGCCGGGCTCGATAGGCGGTGTGGCTCTCCACCAAGTTGCCCACGACCGTCTGCGAAGTCGACTCGAACGAATCGAAGCCCACGACCACATCCAAGATCGTCCAGTCCTCGTCATGGTCGACGTCTTGCGCTCCGACGTCGTCGGCGACCAGTTCGACACCGGTGATCGTTCCGCCGCCACCGATCACGTACGGCCCACCCGTCGTGGTCCACACGGTTTCCGTCAGGTCGTACCGGATGCGTGTTCCGTCGGGGATCGAAGTTGCAGGATCACCTGTTGCTGTGCCGAGCACCCTGGCCGCGAGCTCGGGGATCCGCGTCACACCCAGAAGGCTCCCGTTGATGTCTTGCGGGACGCCTTCGGAGAGCCGCGGGTCCTGGGCCTGGTACACCGCCAGGATCTGCTCCTGCGTGCGCTGTTCCATGGTGGCCATGGCGCGAGCGAGTTGGCCGATCGAAGACTCCAACTCGGTGTCGATGTCGACTCCAAGCCCGGACTCCAGCATGGCGATCACGTCCGCCAAGATCTCGTCGAACGTCTGGATCGTGAGTCCAGCAGAGGTTAGCGATGCACTCATGCGGATACTCCTACATCAACGGTGAGTGGGCGAGTACCCACGATGACGTCAACCGAAAGCGTCAGGATCCGCGTCTCGTTGTCGAGCGATGCACGGATATCCGAGATCCCATCGACGCCTTCGACCGCCGCGATCCGCTGGTAGAACAGGAACGCCACGCCGCCGATCGGCTGCCGACCGAACACGCCGTCGGTGTACGGGATGCCAGCGTCGCGATCGAACGGTGACTCACCGAGCCATGTCAGCATCGCGTATCGAATGCGCTGTGCCACGAGCTCTAGATAGGTGTCGTCTTCCCCACCGATCAAAACGAGGTCGTTGTACTGAATGTCCAGGTCGTACCCGTCGGCGACTGCGACCACGCGGAAGTCGGTCATCACTGAACCTGCACTTTCGCCGACAGCCAGCTGGCAATCGTGGCTGCAAGGGTGGCGGTGGCGGTGGTGACCGCTGCGATGTACGTGTCATGGATGACGCCCGATGGGTCCGGAGCGCCAGAGGCAGCAGCAGCACCAGCAGTCGCAAGTGTCGACGACCATGCGGTGAACGCAGCGGAGAGTTGCGTGCCGAGGACTGCTGGGCTCGTGGCTGCGCGGCCAAGCTTGACGATCGGACCCTCCACCACTGTCGCGGTGAGATCGGTTGGTGGAACAATCGGTGCGGTGTCAGGGTGAGGGCCCGGGAAGAAGATCCCGTCGGCGAGGTCGTGAGTGCGGCCGGAAGACGGGTCGGCCGGTGCTCCGAGACGGAGCCATTCGCCCAACGCTCGGTCGCAGAACACGACGACTCCAGTGTGTCCTGGAAGCAGCTGTGTCGTCACGTACCCCGTACTGTTGCCCATCCATGCTACGGGCACCTGGGGCAGCGACACGGGAGGCTCCACCAGCTCGATACCCAAGGGCTTCGGACGAACCGGGAGGAACCCCAGGAGAAGATCGGCGCGCTGGGTGGCCGGGTTGTAGGTCACCACCTGGGCGGGAGCCGCAACGCGAAGATCGAGCTCCATGTTTCGGAGCATCCGGCGGATCACTTCGTAGCGTGTCTCGCCGGGTGACGGTGAGCCTTCGCGGTCGTGGCCGTCGTCGCGGTTCATAGCGGGCCCCTTCCGATGACGGTTGCCCGCCACATCGCGCCGATCGTGTCGCCCTGATACGAAGCTGCTTCGACGCGGTAGTACTTCGGGCCGGAGCGACTGAGGCCGCCGCTCAGTGCAACTTGCCCACCAGGCGTGATGTTCGGATCGAGCATCGACGTGAAGCGCA